CGACCACTAACAAACACAGGATGGGAGTGAGTGCATTCTAGAAAAACCCCGGAAGAGAATCCAATGCAAACCGTATCAGCGGAAACTGCTGTCATCCCAGAAGCTAACACACGCCGCCAACCTTTTCGCGTCATCACCTCATCATCGGTTGTCACTTGCTCAACCGGTATCTGCCCACGACGACACCACACCGGAACGCCTGCCGGAAGACATTGATCTTTGTACGTAGACCGTGGGAACGATTCGCATTCTTGCAAGAAAGCGTTCACCCAACTGCCATCGAGCACTTTGAGGATGCCGCCTTTCGCTGCACCGGCCACGCCCTCGGCTCGCAGTTCCTTGCTGCCCTGGTTCGACACGTTGTCGCCGCTCACCGGGTAGCCCGCAAGAGCCGCGATGATCGCGCGTGCTGCTGCGTGATTCTTGTCGAACACTGGCGACTCAAACCACGTCTTCTCAAACCCGCGTAGCTTGGAATCACGCTCGGCGACTTCGCGCATCTTTTCGTTGCGTTCGGCCGGCATCCAACGGCCGCGCGTCACATCGACCACGTAGAAGCGAGTGTGTTCGCCATCATTGAATTTGGCAAGGAGCACGCCCGCCGTATAGCACGCAGAATCGTGTCTACTCTGCGCCAAATCCCAATAGCGCACCAAACGTATGCCTTGCGGCATTGGCGAAAGCCAGGGCAATTCGTCGAGTGACTTGTAGACCGGCCGGCTATCGGCACCGAGAAGCCAGCGACGCTCAAAGAATGTACCGCCGCGCGGGATGGGATTCTGCTGGTAGACCGGCTGGAATCCCACGCCTTCGATACGCTGCTTCTGGAGGAGTTTGTCCAGTGAGAAGCGATCTGGACAGAGCGGTTCACCCGGTGCTCGATTAATGAAGTCTGGTTGTCCAGCCGGCAAACCTTGCGATTGGTTGTTGCGGTCGCGTTCCTCTTGCGTCTCGGCAATAGCCGGTATGCGAAGGTACACCCACTCCGGCCATTCTTCCGACTGCTGAATTCGGCCGATCAGATCGCCCGGTCCCCACCGCGTATTTACCATGACGAGAGCCGCATGCTCTTGGAGTCGCGGCGTTACATCGTCCATATACCATTCGTAAACCTTCTCCTGCACGGTCACACTGTCGGCATCCTCGCGAGAGCCGAACACATCGTCCATCATAAAAAGGTCGATGGACTCGCCCGCGATACTGCCGCCGACACCTCGCGCGATCAGAGTGCTGCCATTCGTCAGCGACCACTCATCCGCCCGCTGGTCGGAGCCAAGTTCTCCACCAGCCGCCAAGACCATCCGCTTGATCCACTTCGCAATTTTGTTCGCGTATCGCTGCGTGTGCGAACCGATACCCACACGCAAGCCCGGCTCACGCAGCATCCGCCATGCAGCGTAAGCGACAGTTACCGATTGAGTCTTGCCATGCTGCGCCGGGAGTGCGATGGCGAGACGATCAATCTCGCCATGTGTGACGCGGACGAGGTGTTTGCGAAGCTGGATTGTGTGCGGCCAATCAATCCGGTGGGCCGGAAAGAACCGTTTGAGCCAGCCCGTAAAACCAAGTTCACGAGCCGGATTCGGTTCATTCGTCGGGATCGAGTTCGACGAGGAATGGAGTCGGTTCGCCAGTTCCCGCAGCGCTTTCGGCGCCACCAGTTGCAGGCGCCGGAACGTTCGTTTGGTGAGCGCGGGCAGTGGTGCCGAAGATAAGTTGTTTGAGTTCATCGGTCGTCAGCGATCCTTTGGTCACGCCGAGGTACTCACAGAGCTTGCCGAGTGCCCATTCCGGATCGACCAGTTTGTACTCCAGTTCTTCCAGTTCGGTAGCACAATCGGAAGAGTCTTTTGGATTCTTGAGCTTGCGACGCTTGAACTTGATCGACTTGATGTTCTTGCGAGCGGTCGCCGGAATCTCCCGCCAGGGGCGCGGTTTGGGCAGCCCTTCGTTTTCGGGATCGCTCTCGTAGTAATCGTCGGCATCGCCGAACGCGATGGAGGCCAGTTTTCGCACCGTGGACTGGAAGGTGATTTTGTGCCGCTTGCACCATTCGTGCCGACAAGCCTTTATTTCGGCTTGAATTTTAAGATTTTTTAATAAAGCGTGAGCGGCGACCCCGGCTGAATTATAGGAAGTCACCGGATGCAAGTTGAATGCCCGCTGGTAGGCACGAGTAGCGCTGCGCGGGTCAGCAACGTACTCCGCAACAAAGCGAAGTTGCTGCTCCGTGAGTTCGCCTTCAGCATGTACAAACGGCAGTTCGGCCATAAACAACTTTCAGAGAATTAACTCTGTAGCTTCGCCAGTCAACTGTTTACAGTTGCCGACTTTTGAGGCAGGTTTACAAGCTGCCCAAGCCGCGAAATATTTCTCGCGGCATTGTGGTCCGCATGATCCGTGTGACCACAGGACGTGCAGGAGAAGCAATTTTGGCTTAGTCGATTTGCAGGGTTGCAATATCCACATACAAAGCATGTTCGCGATGTGTTTCGTGGATCAACCACAACAAGTGACACTCCTGCCATCCGTGCTTTATAAGTCAAAAACACACGCAATTGAGCAAAAGACCAGTTAGAAAGCTGAGACCGCTGTTTTCGGCGAGCCGTTTTCTTGGTGCGGATGCGAATGCCAGTCAAGTCTTCAATAGCAATCCCCGCACCAAGTGCCTTTGCTTTTGCAACAATATGCTTCGACAGACCATGATTAACCCAAGTTTGATACCTCCGCTGTCGCCCACTGAGCCTTTTCAATCTACGCTTAGTGGACTTAGTGCCTTTACGCTGGAATGAAGACCGTACTCGCAAGTGCCGTTTACGATGCTGTTCAACCTCTACACCCGTGTGCCGTTCACCAGTCGAGTCAGTAGCAATATTAACAATACCCAAATCAACACCGAGAAATTCTCTCACAGGAGTGACCGGCAACTCAGGAACATCAGCGATGCAGAGCAGGAAGAATTTCCCATCGCGATAAACGAGATCGGCTTGCCCTTTGAGAGCGTGCAAACGACCGGAGAAGTAGTCTCCCACGACATAAGGAACAAGAATCCGACCGCCCTGAGTCAACAAGCTTACACGATCAATGCCCTTGAAGCTAAACGTCCTCTGATCGTAAGTAACGGCGCCCAGAGACTTGAAAGTCGGGCATTTGATTTTATCGCGGGCAAAGCATTCAACTGCCTTGCCGATAGCGCGCACGGCAGTCTGAGACGAAACACCAAACGTGTTGCGAAGTTCGCGGTAACACAAACGATGAATGCTTGGTTGTGAAAATACTCCTTCATCAAACCCGACGCGAGCCGCTTGAGTGGCTGCTGCATTAAATGCGGCCATATACGCAAGCAAAGCAGACGCTTGTTCGGCATCTGGCAGAAGTTTAATTTGCACAACAAGCTTCATGCCAAGCATTGTAGGACAAAATCAATCCGCAAGCAACACGACACAGTTCGGCCATGATGAGAAAGCGTAAACGGGAAAGGCGTAGCGAGTGCGTTACGAGATGGGAGAGGTGGGAGGTGAAGAGGGCAAGGCGAGTGGAGCGAGTGGGCCGCAGTAAGCGATAGCATTTGCGAGATCGATGATGGCCGCCGAGTAAATATAGTACCGCTTGTAACCGCCCCATCCGAACGCCAAGTACAAGTAGTAAGGCTTCGGAAGAACGGCATGAGGAACAGAAGAATACTGCGTGTCGGAATACCAATTCCAATCCTCGAACACCTCGTCATAAAGCGGCCACCGCTCGTACTGTGCCATCCACCGCAGCGCGGCCGCAAGAGGTGGATCGTTACCCTCGTCCGGATCGTCGAAGAAGTCGGCCGCGATGCGGTAGCAGGTAAAGTCACCGGGGTGATCGCGGCAGGCTTGCAGGAGTGAGACGGCGGTGTTCATGTGGATGAAGGAGTGGAAACAGTGTGCGGCGTGTCAGTGGCGGGCGCCGGCGCGGATTCCGCGATGAGTTTGTCGAGCATCGCAAGGGTCGAAAGCATGCTGGCACGCATGGCGAGCAGTTGAGCGTGTGAGGTCGGCGGCAGATAGTCGGACTGCTTGGGTATGGGCTTGAGGCTGCGAATAGTGACTCCTTCGGGATAAGAAATAAAGTTTGATGCACGTGAGGTGCTGAACTCCTTACCGCGCTCTTGGATCACCAGTTCTCGCGTCACACCGGCTTGCGTGAGAATAGTGCCCGCAACACCTTCGGGCACGGCGAGTAAGCCGAGAAGAATGTGCTCGGTGCCGACATAGTTGTCTTGGAAGGCAGCGGAAAAGACAATGGCTTGTTCGAGAACGCAAGTCGTGGATGGTGTGTGCGGTAGGCGACCGATGATAACTTGTTCAGGTTCAGACGGACCAATCGCCTGTTCGACGGCATTGCGAACAGTGCGCAAGTCGATCTTCAAGCGAGCGAGCACACACGCGGCGACACCCGAACCTTCTTTGATGAGACCGAGAAGAATGTGCTCGGTGCCGATGTGCGAGTGATTGAAGTGAAGAGCTTCTTGGTTCGCAAGGGAAAGCACTTTGCAAGCGCGATCCGTAAAGCGTTCGTACACGGGAAGACTCCGTTAGGAGAAAAGAATCGTCAAGAGACCAGACTCGGCGGCAACCCAAAGCCGCGAATGAGATCACGCCACAGTCGAGTGTAGCGGAGGTTCGCCAGTTGGAATTCAGCGAACGAGGCGAGATCAGGACGGTTCAATTCGTGCAGTCGGTCGATCAGTTGCATGAGTGGCGTTTCTTCGTACGGATGGAGCGCGATAGCGCGCCGAAGAGCCGGGAGGGAGTCGTCCGGCGGGTCGCAGAAGCGAGCGTAGAGGTCTTGGGAGATTGTCTGAAGTTTGGCGGCAACAGGGGCGAGCGCAATGGTAAGCGAGGCAGACGCACCAGTAATAGCCATCAGAACCTCATGTCAGGAAGAATGCTGCGGAAGTGAAGTCCGACAGAACCATCCTCGAAGAATAGGTTGATCCTCGGCCGAGACGCGCGGGAACACATCCGAGAAGAATGCTCCGGCCAGTAGGAGCCGCTTCGCTTGCGGGAGTGAGAGTGGCGTAGGCGTGGGCGCAATACGCGACCAGAACGACTCCCGATTCCGATTTCCCACCGATTGCCCGCAACAAGGGCAGACCGACACATTCTCGGCCGGTCGCGTCTCACGCAAGAGCAGTCCCGCTCGCTCCAGAGCAAGCAGCGTCCGCCAGAGCGACGACCGCAGCACACGCAGTTCGGCCGTCAGAACCGACGTACGAACCGGAACGGGCGAGAGATCGAGCCGCCGGAGCACCCGTTGAGCGAGAGCGACAGACATAGCGCTACACCTTGCGATACGGTGCCTGAATCTCGAATGTACCATCCGGGAGCGATTGTCGCACATAGTCGCCAAAAAGGTGAGGCGATTCGCGCTGAAGCAGGTCGAGGATGACGTTCGCCAGTTTGCGAATTTCAGGCTCGGCGTGCTTGGAGCCACGCTGCTCGAAAAAATGGCGTGCGGCGCGAGCGTTTAGGGTGATGAAGATTTTCGTTTCGGTGGCGTTAGGAAGCACGGAACGAGCCACCTGGCGGATACGCTTTCGCCGCGCCGTTTTGTCTTCGCCCTGAACCGATGGAAGGGCATCGTCAAGCAGATCACACAAATCCACGTAACCCCGATGCGACTGCTCAACGTATTCCTCCCACCGCATGTACGCCTGCGCGATTGGGTGCCAGTTGTTTTTGTCTTTCCAATGCTGCCCCGTATCGTACATCCGCTTGCCTTCGAGAAGTTCGTGAGGGCAGACGTACTCCGCAACCGATTCATCCACATAGCGCTGCGAAAGCTGACTGTACGCCCACCCCGCGCGGTGCCTTACGAGTTCATGCGTGAGTGAGCGAGACACCCCGGTAATAAGCAGGTTCCAGACCGCGTGTTCCAGCACGCTGTTGCCAGACCAAACCGGGATGCCGTTTCGCCGCACATAAAGCGTGTTATTCGGCACCTCGGCGCAGAACACTTCGCCCTCCCATTCATTCACCCAGAACGACTTACCGTCGCAACCAGCCCACTTGTTAACCTCTGGTCGCAGCGTCCGACGAATGACAGTCAGTCGCGTGAGCGGTTTGTCACCATAGGACGATAACCGACGCTCGGGACCGTAGGTGTAGCAGACGTTCGAAGCAAATCCAAGGTGCAAACACAACTGTTGGAACTGCCCGACAAGAACTTGGCTGGTCGTATCGAAGCCGTCGTTCGTGGTCCCTTCGTGGCCATCCGATTGCATCAATCCCTCGAACAGCCCCTCCAGTCCGGCAATACTCGCGCCTGTGAGAACAGACTGAGGAATGATCTTCTCGCGGGTCGCATTGTAGATGTCCGCAAACAGGTCAAAGATATGCTTGTCATCAGGAAGCAGTACGACATAGTTGTCGTTTGCCTCGTTGATGTACAGGCGAAACCCTTTTGGTTTCAGTCGCTCAACCAACGCGGTCAACCATGTGATTTTGCGATCACGCCGAAGATGGAATTTGATAGAACTGGAATACCGACCACTGAACGATCCGTCTCCGATGGCGAACCCCAAAAGTGCCAAGACATCGCGACCTGGGCATGTCGGCCACCAGCCCCCACTCCATCGCCCGCACTTGATGTAAGCGTGCGATTTTGTACTCAATTCCGTCGCCGGAATGAGAGAATAATTCTCCTTCTTTCTTCCCTTAACAGTCGTCGTCGGACAGGCGAGCATCTTGTGGTCGGGCGTAACCAACAGATCAACTTGCTGACTCTCGACACGGTACATAAGTCCGCTGTGCTGATAGCGAACCAAACGGATCGGGAGATGGTATTCGATAGCCCGTGTCTGCGGATTCATCGTCGCGAGCAGATCAGAGCTAGTCACCTCCGGCCATGATTTCCAGCCGGCAGATGTCAGCACATCGGTTTCTCCGTCGTAGCACCCGTGCCCGACTTCCTTGATGTGCGTGAGGTACGCAGCATTCCCGCCGGGGCGCGGCTTCGCGAAGCTCATGTAACAGACACGGCCGGCTGTTTCGGCAAGCACTTCCCCGGCGACTTCCGAATCCGTCTCCCAACTGACACCGTGATCGGTGAGGAACCGCGTAAGTTCGCCGTCGTCCACAGTTTGCCGACCGAGCAAGTAAACAGAGGGTGCGGTAATAATTCGCATGGTCAGATAACTCCGATGGGAATGTACTCGCGCAGCCGCTTGATCGCCCGGCGATACCGCTGCTTGATCCGTTCGGTGGTGACCGAAAGTTTGGTGGCGAGTTCCGCAAGCGGGAGGATCGGGTAGTTATTCAGGCCGAAATGGTGCTGGACGATAAGCGCGTCAGTCGGGTCGAGATAGCGGAGCGCGTTTTGAATGATGGCAGTAGATTCGGAAGCGAGCGCGAGAGTGAGCGGGTCGGGATCAGACCAGTCGGGAATAAACGTCGAAGGGTAAGTTTCAGCACGCTGTTCGAGAGCCTGACGCCGCTGGTAAGTGGTAATGGCTTTACTGATCGTGCCCCACACGGTTGAGTAGGCGTAGGTGCTGAACGCGCCACGCGAGCGGGTGTAGCGCGATGCTGCGAGGATGAGACCATAGACTGCCGAGTAAGTCAGTTCCGACCAGATGTCCGCATTGTGCCGCGAGAGAGGGAAGTGCTTGTTGAGCACGTGGTATGCGAGATTGAGATTGCGAGCCACTAGTTGACGGCGCCGAGCCGTGAGCGGTGCCAGTTGAGGGCGCGACTTGCGCGTGGAAACGTGGTAGTAAGGGTCGCGACTGCGGAGCGAGTGAATGGGACGCATAGGAAAGAGTGTACCGTGTGGTGTATGAAATGGCAAGAGAGCTAGCTTGAATTTCGGCGATGGTCGCACTCAGCCCATTTAGTGACGCGACCACTCGCTACTCACTCCACACCGAGCAGTTGGCACAGCACCCAATCCGCAGCAGTGAACTCATCGCTGTCTTGCTGCAAGTGCTGCATCAGGTCAACATCATTGCAACCCGCATCTTGCAGAGCATCCGCCAAGATCGGCATGCGGTCAAACGCTCGCTCCGCAACAATGCCGCGAGCCAGGGCAACGGCGGTCGTCGTACGCCAAGCAGAATCGAACACGAAGGATGGGCCTTTCGCATGCCGAAAAGTGGCATGTAGCCATCGCCAGCGATTACGGGCGTCGGCGGCGGCGTTGGCGGCGTTGGCGGCGTAGGCGGCGGCGTAGGCGGCGTTGGCGGCGTAGGCGGCGGCGTTGGCGGCGTTGGCGGCGTCGGCGGCGGCGTTGGCGGCGTTGGCGGCGTAGGCGGCGGCGGCGGCGGCGGCGGCGTAGGCGGCGTTGGCGGCGGCGTTGGCGGCGTTGGCGTCGGCGGCGGCGTAGGCGGCGTCGGCGGCGGCGTTGGCGGCGTTGGCGGCGTAGGCGGCGGCGTAGGCGGCGTTGGCGGCGTGCCCATCAACCACTTTCTCAGCCGACTCAATTGCTTTTCGCGGCCGATTATCTTTTGGAAATCGCTGCTCGAAGATCGGGAGAACTCGCTTGGCATCCTCGACCGCCTTGCGTGCCCACTCCATCGCGAGCAATCGTCGCACAGCCGCAGGAAGCGTAGCCAGTTCGACTCGTCGCTCACTGTAGTTCTCGAAGTTAACTGGCTTGGCCGCGCTGGTAGTGAGCATATGAGTAACTCCAGTGAAAGTAAGCGAGAAGATGTACCGTCTAAGTTATCAGAACCGGCCGACGAGTTCCTGCTCGACGTTCACCGCGATCTGCCAACCAGCCGCCTCGATGTCGGCAGCACGCTCAGCAAACAGAGCGCGGAGAACACGATCCGCCACACGCACGCGGGTCGCCGTGGCCGGAAACGCAGAGGCCGAGGTCATGCGGAGCGAGCCGAGTCGCGGATGCACGCAACCCGTGTAAACGTAGCGAGCGGGCTGCGATGGCTTACGTGGGTTAGTCGTGAGCGTAGAAAGGAACAGGCGAGTTGAAGTTTGGTAATCCACGCGCTCAATACGGTAGGTGTAGGACGGCTGCCACTCCTCGCCGAGTAAGGCGCGAGCACGAATGAAGGTAGGCGGGAGAGTCACGGTCAGTGTGACAGTGCCAGCAGTGAGAGTGTCGCGGAAGGACATGGTACGCTCCTCTTGGCGTGCGTTAGAGAAAGAAAGTGCGCCAGAAAAACTCCGGAGTAGATGCGAGTCAGGACTACTTACGCGGGTCACTCAGGACTACTTCGCTCCCATCAGGAAGCGAGAAAGCCAAGTCGCCGCTGCGCCGCTTGGCGAACGTGATTTTGGTGAGGCACTTGCCCTCTGTATTCGGAGCCGCGACCAACCACGCGGCATCCACCGCCGAACCCCGGTCGTGTTGAACCACAATTTCACCGGGGAACACCTTACCATACACTTCGGCGCGACGGTCGGCCGCGAGGAAAGTGCCGTTGGGAAGGCGGTCGGTCGAGACGTACTGCCACGACCGGTTTCGGTACACCATGCGATACCACTGCGATCCGCGACCCTTCGCATTCAGGTCTTTCTTCGCGCCTGTGATGCGGGTGCCGGTTGCGGCGTCGTCAGTCGGTGTGCGGCCCGTCGCCACATCACAGGCCGCCTGCACGCGAGCGGAAATCGCCGGTGTCGTTGGGGCGCCGCCTTCGAGGGTCTTGTTTTCAGTATCCATCGTCATCTCCCGTTTGATTTGCCTCACACAAGTAGTATACACCACTCGGTACAAAAACATTACAGAAAAACCGGAAAGATTTTACTTTCGCTACGACCGCATCAACTGCTTGATGAACGACTCGCGTCGCGTTCAGAAGGAAGCATGAGTGAACCTCGTTAGGAGGAAAAGCGAGCTATGCTAAGCACACAGCAACTATCACTTGCCCAGACAGCTCGAACAGTAAGGCCGACCGTCAATTCGCCCTCGAACGTGCTGTGGGAGCGGGGAATCAGGTTGGTTGGTATAGATTCGCGCCCACAGCTTGAGGTTTTCAGGATCAACTCCCACAAGTTCCCGACCGCACCCCGCACAGTTGCAGAACTTAAGGTTGTCACGGTCGGGCAACGGTGGCGTTTGTTCAGTGGGATTCATTGGTCACTCTCCCATGAATTCGGTGTACTGTTTGCTCCAAACACCGACATCAACGCGAAGCCATAACGCGTAGATGTAATTGCAGTTCCAGTCGTGGAACTGCCAACCATGAGCACCACCTGCGACGTTTAAATTCGTCGCAGTAAACGAGCCGTCTTCGCCGACTTCACCCTCGATAGCCGCGAGGTCGAACGGCAGTTCGGTTTCCGGCGGTATCCAAGCAATATCGTGACCGGCGGGCGCGCCCTGACTCGCATAGCGAATCACCACGTCTTCGTGAGCGTTAGCGAACTCCAGAGCGGTCATCTTTGTCGCAGTCATCGTCATGCCCTCAGTATTGCGGCTCCGGGAATCCGTCGCTCGCGTCAAAATAGTATACACCACTCGGTACACTTTGTTGCAGAGAAAACGGAAATTTTCTCGCAGTTCTCGTTAGGGAAGAAAAATTCACGGAGCAGCGGACGACGGTAGTGCGTCCACCAGTGTTGGAAGCTTCGCGTGGTCGCTATCGGTGATGCCGTTCTGCCAGCACACGTAGCTCCACACGCGGTCCACCGCTCGCTTCTGCTCTTGGCTGAGAGTCCGCTTGTTCTCCAGACACCGCTTGCAGATCGACCGCACCCAACCGAGAAACGTGAGATCAACTCGCCAGAACAGCGCGGTCGGCTCGTCCGGATGCTGCGCGATGAGCGGCGAAGCAGTCGCGGTAGGCAGGAAACAGAATGTAAGGTTCTTCGAGGCAAAGAGCGCGTGCGTCTGGAAGTCCGCGAGCGTCACCAGCGATTCGTCGTAGATCGCGTCCGCAATCGGTTCGAGCAGGTCGTCCGGATTGTCGCGCAGAACTCCGGTCCAAGTGAGATCACCAGGGTAAGCGTAGAAGTCCGCAGCCGGAGGGAGAGGTATGCCAGCCTGACACTCGTAGGGCATCCGCCGGCGCGTATTGGGCTGATCGGTACACGAGAACCAGAAGTAGGGGCGAGCCGGGTCGGGCGGATTCAGGAGCGACGGCGGCGGAACAGGCGGAGAAGAAGGCGCCACCGATTTCTTACGACGAGCCATGTAAACCTCACGTTGAAATTATCACTTCCCTAATAGCAATTAAGATCATTCCGAATCGGCCCTTCCCCCTCCCCAACCCGCGAAGCGAAAAGGCATTTGCGTTAGGGGAAAAGAATTCCAGGCATTCGCGGCAGCTACCGGCATTGTTAGCCATTGCTAATTGAGG